GTGTTTTTAGTATCATATGATAAATTAAGAAATGATTCTTGAGTTGCCATTATTTAAAATTCTTACTTTTTTCTTTCATATACCTATTTATCCATAATCTCTATAATCTACATCTTTGGTCTCTGATGTCGGAGATGCATATGGAACTTCTTCTGGGGTAGTCACAGATGCAGGATTTTGTGCGGCTGCTGCAACAGCAGGAATTCTTGGTAACTGCACTTCTTCACTACCACCAGAACCTTCCTGTAAAGTATAATAATCTGATGCAGGACAACTTAATCCTAAATCACAACCAAAAATATTTACACTCAAATTTGTAAACTTCATTGCAGCAGATAGACTTCCAGAAATTCCATTTACAATTCCAGAGATGTCCGAAATTGTTCCACTCACATCGGACAGAAGTGATTGAATGTCTTCTAAAAAATTAGATACACTATTCAGAGAAGTATCAATTCCCTCAACAATTTGTGGAAGATTGAGTGCAATCATTTGCCCTGTTAAAATTTCTACAGAACAAATCGGAGTGGTTGTAGTATACCCATTTTGAATAATGGTTTTTGTATCAAGTGTAGAATTTGATCCTGTTCCTGTCTGATCGTTTAAAAATCCTTGAACTTGACCACAGAGTCCGTTTGTAATTTTACTGAATAAACAATTAATTAATTCTGTAATTTTTTCACGAATATCAAAAAACTTAAATCTTAAGTTTGGTGGTATTGCATCAGTTGCTGGTGCAAGAGCACAATTTATTTTTTTAAGAATATATTCTAAAATCTTATCAAAAATCATTTTCAGATATTTTGCAATAATACAAGCAACATCTGCAATTAATTTTTGTATGTCACTAATAAGGGATGAGGCAGCATCAACATAACTTTGTGCTGCTTGTAGAACACTATCAATTTTCTTTGTAAGATTATCTATTTCCGTCTGAATTGCCTTCATTGCAGATCCAACCAAATCGCAAGGATTTAAGATTACGATCTTTTCCAAATACATAGTGTTTCTTTGTATATCGGCAACAGACATAAGATGTGGATTGTCTGGTTGCTCAATCGTTGCTCCTGGTTGCGTAGGAGAAGTTGGAGATTGAGATTCTGCTGCTTCTGCTTTTGTTGCGGCAATTGTTCTTTCTCTAACTAATGCTTCTGTTGCTGCTTGAGATAAACCTCTTGCTGCTGCCTCTGCTCTTGCAGATTGTTGGGCAGCAAACTCTCTTTTGGTTGGTGTTCTTGATGGATCTAAACCACCAGGGCCCACAGTTGCACCAGATTTTGGACTTGCAGGAGTTGATCCAGGTTTTTTTGTTACAAGACCATTTTTAGGAACCTTGATATTAGGATCCGGGTCCTTTCCTTTTGCATATCCACTAGTTGCCGTAAAATTAGTCTTTGATGTTCCAATTTTAGTGCTCAGTGTTGTTTGAGTATTATTACCGAGAACTCCCATAATTATAGGAACTTGTTGATCGGCACCATCCAAGAAGAAACCAAATACAAAGTTTCCTTGACGAAGTGCCGATGTTGACCTAGCAAATGCCTGACCTCCACCCGCAGTAATCGGATACATTACCTGTGCCCAAGGAAGTTGATCCGAAGATATTGATTCTTCTTCTTGATCGTGAAGACCTATGATACGAACTTTATATCTTCTTCCCCATCCAGGAACATTATTCTTATCATCAAATTTACCAGAAACAATATTATCTCTCCAATAAGAGTCATCGGCAATCTGTCCGATCCACCAATTAAAACTTGCTCCCAAAAATCCAGAGTTAAATAATGTTCCTTCGGTCATTTTTCAAAAGTTTATTATAATGAATATAATCTTTTGATTATTTATGCTGGTATGGGAGATCCTTTTCTTCCGATAGAATCTCTACATAAAACTAATTTAGTGTAACCACCGGATCTTGGACTAATGTAATGACACAAACTTCCAATCACATAAAATCCACCAAATTGAGAATCCATATCTTTTACATCTTTTGAGGATGTTTCTGGAGAATCAACGTAAATATAATCACCTGCGTGTAAACTAAAATCTCCTGTAATTGTAATTTCAACTTGAGTTGAAAAGAATTGATTGTATCTCATTGAAGATTGATTCAAGATATTTTTTGGATCAAAATTTTGTTCTGTAGATTTTGTAATTTGTCCTTTTGAATCTCCTGTGGGTAAAGTTCCTCTATCAATTATCATATATTGAGTTCTTGAGTAATCTTGATTTCTTCCTTCAATATTAAATTCTTTATTATATTTTGGTAGATTTTTTCCTGCCTTTTGAAGAGTTTTTTCTTCACCTTTACCTTCTCTAACATTCGGAGTTATAACCTCATAGTAACAATTAAAGGGATCAAAGAGTATTGTTCTTGTTGAGTATGTTCCAATTTGTAGTTTTGATTGAACACTTCCGGCAGGAGTAAGAACGTCATATTCTAATATTTTTCCATTATATTCACGAGGAACAGTTGTTCCTCTCCCATCTGGAGTATCATTATAAACAAAACTTTTATACTTTTTTTTACCACCACCAGGTTCATTTTCTGAAAGCAATCCTTCTACTGATTTAAACTTATATCCTTCAGAAGTCTCAAAGAAAAAGAAACCTGCAGTATTACCTTTGGCATTTGGAGTTTGAGGAACTGATTTTCTTGCAAGTTGTAAAATAGTAGCAAATGGTCTCATATTGTTTCCAATATGATTGAGAGTGTTTTCTGTTGTCTCAATATCCAATTTTTTCTTTCCACTAACTTTTAAGGTTTTTTTGAGTATACGAGTGATGTGATCTGATATTTTTCCATCCATTCTAAAATTTACAGCAGTCTTATAATTCATAATAGATTCTTTAGATACAAAAGGTATAGAAATTAAGGACTTTCTAGATTCTTTTGAAACAGGTGCTATTGCATCAGAATATAAAGTAACAGATATTTTCTCATCATTTGGGTCAGTTATTTCTAATTCCGCTCTTTCGGTTCCAACCAATTGAAGAGCATCCATAACAGTTTTTAAATCACCATCTTTTTCTACTGTTCCAGTATCTGCAAAAAGAACCTCTACCTTTAAGGTAGGACTCAAAACATCTTCATAATAATATAAATCTGTAATTAATGGTGAAATATCTGCCTTTGTTTTTTCGTCATTAGAAAACACCAAACATCTGTTAATATCAAATTCTTTGGATTGTGCTGCAGTGATTAGTTTATCTGACATTTTTTAAACTTTTTCTTACTACTATTTACCTTAATTCAAGACCATCTAGAGAAGGGTCAGTATCACCATTTCCACCACCACCAGAACCAGAAGAACCAATTGGAATAGTTGATCCTGGTATGTATATGTATTTTGGTGCAGGAACTTGATATGTATAATCATCCTCACTTTCAACAAATCCATCTTCGGTGTATTGTTCTAAAATTGATATTAAGCTTTCAGAGGCATTTTTTCTTTGAAATGCTGTCTCTGTTTCGTTAATTATATCATAAAAATTAATTCCTAAAAATTTTACAGAATCGGCATCAACAACATATTCTCCTGGGTGAGTCAATACCATTTGAGTTTTATCAACATAACCACCGTGATACTTAGAAGATATAGACAAAAACTTCTTATATTCACCTCCAGTGTAAGTAGTCCAAGCACCTAACCCCTGTTCTTCACGAATTTTCTTTGCAACTCTTGCATTTGTTGTTGGATCAAACAACTTTTCATTTGAAGATATTCCATATCTTTTTCTTCTATCTGGTCCAAGTTCTCCTATCATATTAATTTGCCAAAGTCCGTATGAATTATCTGGTGGAACTTTATTATGTGCTTTTGAATTTCCACCAGATTCTGCCATGGCAATAGAAACCATTATAGGAATCTCATTTTGAGAAAATCCAGCATTAGTTGCCAATTGTTTTAACTGAAGAACACTTATATTTCCCTGAGGAATTGATTCAGATTGACCCTCCGATCCTTTTGTTGCAATAGTTTCTTGTGCATGTTTTGCCTTAAGGTCTGAATAATCTTTTGGAGTTCCATGAACCCCATCTGTTGCTCCTTTATAACCACCATAAAAATAGAACCCGTTACTCTTCACCATTTGATCCAACTTTTCATTTATTCCATTATTTTTTTTACTAAATGGATTACCAACACCAAGAACTCGAACTCTTGCTCCCATTGATTTTAGATATGAAAGTTGTTCTTCTACAGATTTATAATCTTCAGGAGAATTTGCAATACCTGTTGATAGATCAATCAGCATTCCTTTGAGTTTATCTCCTCTTAATTTAAGTATTTTTAAAACATTTGCTGCACTTCTACCTTTCATAGTGTCTTCAGAATCAGAACCATCTCCAGATCTTCCGGCAAATCCGTGAGCAATACTATCACCAATTACAAATTGTGCTTGTCCAGCAAACTCTGCTAAAGGATTATCTCCTGCACCATCTCCTTTTTGTGCTGATGGGTTTACCTTACCAGTTACTCCACCAGATTTGAGCATAAATTGATTTTTTAAAGACTTTATTAAATCACTCACAGGAATAATCATACTTTCTTTTATAGAATTCGCAGCCCAACTTAAAATATCAATCGGTCCAAGTTCATCTGCTAAAGAAGTTTTCTTTCCTGGAACTAGAGTTCTTCCTAATATATTAACAAATAAATTATTTACTGCTGCTGCGAGTGAAGTATAATCACCTTCTGATGAACCATCACCCATAATCATTTTAATTGGCATCTGTAAAAATGGTTTTAGAAATTCACCAGAAGATACTATACTATATGAATTGGTCAAGTAAGAATATGGACTTACATATTTTGGATCTTCTGGATTTGGGAAAAATGTTTCTATATTAGAAGTTTCTGTTGGCTTTTTTGTAGTCGGATTCACATAGATCATTTGCCCATCAGCATCTGATCCAGGATTGAGTGGAGACATTGGAATCTCAATTGTTCTTGATGCTGCTTTTTTAGGTAAAGTCCGACCAATCACACCACCAATTGCTTCTTCACCTTCTCTAGTAACCGCACCACCAGAGGCATATCCCATTGCCTTTGTTGCACCAGTACCATATAAACTTCCAAAGGAACCTTTTTCTTTTGCAAGTGTTCCTAAACTTAAAGTATTCACATACTCTCGGATTTGTTCTCTTATTCTTGCATCAAATTTTCCAAGATTTTCTCTTTGTTGTTTAATTCCCTCGGCATCTCCAGTGAGAGACATTATACCAAGATTAACAAGTTCACTCAAATATCTAAAAGGAGCACCGATAATATCAAGTAATGTTCCAAGACCAAGAGCAGCAAAATTAAAAAACTTAAGTCCGGGCAGAGCAGCATTATAAGTTATCAGTTTAAGTACTTTTGTAATTGGATTTTTATCTGATTCTGCTTCTTTTAATAAATATGCAACATCATTTTGAAGTTTTTTTGTAAATTTCCTTAACTGAAATGTTAGTTCTCCTAAAATAGAGGACGCAAGACCAACAAGAAGAACAACCCCAGCACCCTTTGCAAAATTTCCAATCATACGACCGGCATTTTGAATAGCTGCTCTAAATCCTTGTCTTTTTACTATTTCCTCCGTGACTTCTTTTCCAATATCACCTACGGCACTTTGATTAGAATCTACCTGGGCTTTTGTAACAATCAAATCTGAAAATAACATCCCAGCAATCAAAACAGCATTAATAAGTTTGTTAGCCGTTCCCAACATATTTTCGTAACTCTTAACAGCTTTCTCACCACCAAGAAGTTTTATTTGTTGTTTACCAAAATCAATAATTCCATATACTTTATCCACAAAAGTTACCATCGCATTTAGAATTGTTCCGGCAAATTCAATTGCAAAGTTTCCAATTTTCAGAGTAGTAATTAATACTCCTTTTAATTGTGGTAAATGTGGTAATAATTTAAGAGCTAGTGCTCCAAATAAAACATTGAATAAAAAATTCTTTATGAAATCAAGAAATCCAAGTCGTGGAGTAGTAAATCCTTTTGTTTTACTTTCTTTGTCTTTATATTTTTCAAGAGACTCCTCTGTTTCAGTTCTACGAAGATTTTCTGTAAGTTTTATTTTTTCTTTGAGTGCAATATTCTTAAATTTATTTTTTTGTCCTACAAGTTTTTCTACACTAATAACCTGTTTTTTAATTATAAAAGAAGTTGGATTTTTTGGTTTAATATAAGCCATTTTTTATGCCCTCCAATCCAAAATATCAAATTCCCAGTTAGATTCACCACCACCAGAAGAACCTCCAGAAGATCTGGAAGCAATATAAGTCGGTGGACCTTGAACTATTATAGGTTCTGGTTCTTGAATGATTATTGGTGGTCTTTCATCAATTTTTCTTCCAGTATATTTACTCAAATGTTGAATCAATTGAGAAGATCTCTCCAATCTTTGCCTTTCATTTTCAATTCCGTTGATCATATTAAAGAAAGAATTTCCACCAAACAAATCAACAGAATCTTTATCAATTACATATTCACCTTTGTGCAGTTGTCTTATACCACCAAGTAAAGTGGAACCACCAATGATTCTTCCTGTAGATGCGTTAGTTCCCAGGTGAAATATTGCAGTTTTTCCAGATCCCGGAACAAGAGCATTAATACCTTCTCCTTTATTTGGAGTGTTTCTAACATCGGTAAGTGGAAAAGGAACAAGAGGAAATCCTGGTGTATTAACATCAAATCTTGGTCCTGCTCTATGTCCGTGTTGTTGAATTCCACTTTTTATAAGATTCATATAATAATCATTACCCTTCCCTGCAAGAATAGGAGTAGCATTAGCAAGTTCTGGTTTTAATCCAGAGGCTGCCATTTTCCTTAAAAGAGGAATTGTATCTCCTATGATAACATTTTCAGGAGTTCCCTGCACAGTATCAAAGTGTGCATGTCCCCAACCAGCAGCCACACTCATACTTCCAGTACGACCAATTCTCAAATTTCCACCACCAGGTCCTGGATCTCCACTAATATTCAAATTACTTGCATTGGGAACATCTGGAGCGCAAATACAAGGATCTACACTTCCTGCAGGAGAACTTGCGGAGATTGTACCACCACCACTTGTATTACCTGCTCTAATTTGTGATAAACGAGTCATAAATGCAGGTCTAGATATGTGAGCTTTATTTCCTCCTGCATATTGATCTGGATATGTTCCACCACTATTATGAGGTAATCCTCTCCAAGTTGCAGACAAACGATCTCCAAATTCACTATCAGTCATTTGACCACTTCTCCATCTTGTAAATCCGTGGTCAGCATATAACATTTTAAGAGCCGTTTTATCTTGTAATTCTGGAGTGAATTTATCACTACCTTTACCACCAGCAGCAATCACACGTTCTAAAAGGTATTCGGGCATTTGTTGATATCTACCAATTGCACCATTTGCATTTGCTACCAACCAACTTACAGTCATTTGCGTCGGTTTTCCTGCAGTTGCACCTCTTGATACATTCATTGTATCATAACTTCCTGCCTCCACAGATGAAATCAAATCAAGAATTGCTTTATCTACACCATCACCAGACACAGCAACTCCAGATCCACCATCAGTATCACAAGCAGCAGCACAAGGATTAGCCTCACTACCACTAGTATCACCTGGTATTGGAGCAAGTCCAACTTGAGTTCTTAATAAACTTATCATACCACCAAGTTTATCTTTCATTGATCTCATTAAAAATTCAGAGATTATTCTATTAAATTGCTTAACCTTAATCAAAGATGAAAATTTTTGATATGCTGCCGGATTTGTCTTATACAATCCCAACAACATAAAATTACCCAATTCCACAGATGCATTATCATAATCACCTTTTGTGACTTGATCTCCCAATAAAGTTTTAGTTGTAAGAGCAAATACTGAACCTAAATTTGGAATACGACTAATTGTTCTATGAGAATTCACCATATAATCATAACGATCCATTTTAGTATTGTCTCTATCGTATGCAGCAGAGAAAACTTTAGTGTAATTTTCTGACCCACCGACCGCAGCACCAGGATCTAAAGGTTTTTGTTTGATACCTTCATCTCTTGGAATATCAACTTCCTTTACTTCTGTTCGTGGAATATTAACAACAGAACCACCTTTAGCATATTTTTGAATTGGTATTACTCTTCCACCACCACTATATCCCATATCTTTAACTGCTTTCTTACCATACAAACTTCCAAAAGATCCTGGAGTTGATAATTTTTTAGCAGTATCTTCTTGGCCAAAAAAAGTAAAGGCAGGTGCAAAAAGTCCAGCAAATCTTCTTATATTTTCTCTTACTCGTGCATCAAACTTACCAAGATTTTTAGATTGTTTTTCCAATCCATCTTTCATATTAAACACCTTCATAAATCCGGCACGTATCAACTCAATACCATATCTAAAAGGAGCACCGAGAATATCAAAAAGAGTTCCTGCTCCCTCTAGAATAGATATTGGAATCTTAAAAAAGTCTGATATCGCACCAAATCCCTTTAGATTCTTTGCCCATCTTGTGAGTTGAAATACACCTTCACCAACAGCAGATAAAAGCAATCCTGCTCCAATAATAATTCCAGCAGATGCTAAAGGACCGAGTGCGACTTTTGCTGCTGCATTTGTTGCCGTATTTTTTGCTGCATTTGCAACTTCTCCCGCAACTTTTTCTTTAACAACATCAATACTTTTTTCAAATATTTTTGGAGCACCACTCAAACCCGCAAATGGACTAAAATCACTGAATAACATTCCAGCAATTAGAAGTAGATTTATTACTTTGTTGCTTTCACTAGTTGCTTTATCTAAACCTGCGATTGCCTTTTCACCACCCACCTTCCCTACAATTAATCTTGCGTGATCATATGCCCGATATCCACAATCAATAAAAGTAACTAAACCATTTAATATTTTTCCACCAATCTCCAGAATAAAGTTTCCAACTTTTAGAGCAGTTTTTGTAAATTCTAATAATTGTGGAAGATATTTAAGTAATCTTAAAGTAATAAAACCAAGTAAAACATTAACTATAAAGGTTTTGAGAGTATCCAAAAATCCCAATCGTTTTCCTACAACACCTTTTATACCTCTTCCCAAAGAACGTAGAGGTCTTTCTAAAACATTTTCATAATTAATAAATTTTTCCCTTTCTATATTAGTTCTTTTTGATTCAATTCTTTTTGATTGAATTTTAACAGAAGATTTTAACAGTTTCTCTTTACTGATAAACTGTTTTTTAATGGATAATAAAGTTCCAGTTAAAGGGGAAATTATTTTTGCCATCACTTAATACCAAGTTGTTTAGCAGTTTTTGAGTTGTTTTTAGAAGCATTAAACTGTGGTATCGTTGGTTTTGCGCCACTTCCTCTTCTACCACCCATTCCACCACCAGCAACTGGTGGTGCATAAACAATCTTTGGTGCTGGTCTTGGTGTCGGAGTTATTCTTGGAACATTATTTTGAGTTTGTATTTGAGCAGGATTTAATCTAGAAATTGGTGGAGATTGAGGTTCTATTTTCCTATTTGCTCCTAATTTGGAAGGGTTTGAATTTTTATCAATATTTGCAACTCTTTTATCAAGCAAATTTATTCCAACAGTATCAACTACTTTTTTTGGAATTATATATTCACCAGGTTGAACACGAACATTTTGCCTATCTGCACCACCACCTGGAATATCTATTCCAGTATTTTCTTTAATTATTCCACCACCTCTAACACCATACCCCGTTGGATTACCGTGCATATCATACTTACCAGTAAATCCTTTACCATGTGGGGTTGATGAAGTTTTAGTACCACCAAACAAACCACCACCTTGTTTTTTGATTATATTTCCCTTCATATTCATATTTTTATCAGCCCCAGACATACCTGCTTCACGCATTGCATTCCTTAAAGTGTCATAACTTTCTTGTGCCTTCATTGAGGAATTTATGGCACTTTCAACAAGAGGTCTATATACCGCACCTCCAGGCATATTTGTAATATCTCTTGCATTTTTAATTGCAAGATTTAAACTTTGATTATTTTGAAGAGTTATTGGGCTAGAAGGTTGTATTGTTTGTTGTTGAGATTTAGAAGTAGTTGGTGGCATCATATAATCCGGTATTTCAATCTTTTTGTTTTGCAATGATGGCAATCCTGGAAATCTTAAGTGACTATCACCCATGGCCCCAGAAATAGATCCTGCATAAGATGTTGGAACAAAAGACGAACCTGTTCTTGAAGTATACCTTTTTTTCTGTGCTTCAGTATATCCACCAACATCCCCACCAGGTCCAAGCGGTGCAGTCATACCAAATCTAGAAGAAGCCCCTGAGGTTGGAGATCCTAAAGGTATTCCCAAAAATTTGGATTGAAATCCAGGGTCTGTTTGTTGATTTCCTCTTATATCTCTGGGTCCAGAACTACGGGGTGCCATTACAGTTCCGGTTCCAGGAAGAAACCGACCTAATGTGTCAAGGAACCCCCCTCCTTGCATTTTAACAAGACCACCACCTTCAGCATGAATTCTTTTTTCAACAATTTTAGGTCTATTAGTTCCGCCACCTGCAGCATTCATTTCCTCAAGATTACGCACACCAAACTTTTGTACTGCTCCACGAGACATTACAAACTCACCATCTGTAAGCATTGCAGGAACTTTATCAATACCTTTTGGTCCAGATACAAATCCGGGAACACTATTCATCAATCCTGCAAATCCACCAGACCCAAAAAGTTGTGCAAAGATACCTAACTTGGAATCAACTTGCCCACCAGAGGCAGCAAGCATCGTCTTAAAATCAATAAGACCACCACCAAACATTTCTGGAGTTGGTATAGGTGCAGGTTCTGGTACTGCAACTTGTGGTGTTTCTCCCCTACCCATCATCTTATTTGCTACTACTGCAGTGCCGGCAGTGGCCAGTAATCCAACTCCCATTCTTGCCAGAGATCCTTTCCATCCACCACCACCACCAAGAGCTGACATCGCAGCACCTGCCTTTTTAAAACCAGTTGCCTTAAGAATAGCAGCACTAAGTTTTAATATTATTCCACCAAGAGCACCAACTGCTCTTCCAGCAATACCAGCAAGATTTCTTACTACCCTACCAAATCCAGTGCCAAAAAGTATGTAAGCAGCAACAAGAGCAGGCCACCAATCTTTTAAAAATCTAGCAATTGATCTTACCTTACCTTGATTTTCTTCTTTGGAAAACCAATCCAACAAATTTAATATTGCTTTTCCTAAAAATAAAGTCAGAAAAAATTGTATAATTGAATCAAGAATATTTTTTACTGGTGCAACAACTGCCTGGGCAACATTTTTAACAGCAGCAAAACTATTTTCTAGACCAAGTTCTATTTTCTTTCTTCTGGCATTTTCTTGACTTTTTCTTTCTTGAGTTGCTTCTGCAGTAACTTGTGAGTTTTGTTGATTAAGAAGTCGAATTATTTGTGTAAGAGATCTTGATATGTCCTGAAGAGTTGCAATATCAGCAGGAGCAGCAATCAACTGCTGTTCTGGTTGTGATTGAACGGAAGATTTTCCAGAACTAGGAGGACCTGGAGGACCTGGAGGACCTACTAATCCGGGAGGACCTGGAGGACCAGAAATCAATTGTTTCTGTGGTTGAACATTAACAGATTTTGATTCTATTAATTTTACTTCTCTTATAATCTCAACAAGTTGTGAACTTTGTTGGTTAATAAGTTGAGTAATTTTTGCAAGAGACTTTAATATATTTTGCGTAGTAGCAATATTAATAGGAGAAGCAATCAACTGTTTCTGCTGCTCATCCACTTCAGATTGGATTTTTTTATTCCTCCCCAGTAATTTTTGTGGATTTGCTATTGCCATTTTATTCTTACATTAGAAACTAGAGTTTTGTTGTTGCTGCTGTTTCAATTTTTCCTCTTCAAGATGTTGTTGAAGTAATCCAACATAAACATCTCTTTCCCAAGGAATCATATTTTCAATTTCCCATAATGAATATTTATGGTATTGCATCAAGGCAAAATTAAGTCTAAAGTAATTTTCCAGGTCCATATGGACCAGGGCTACGCGAAAAAACTTGCTAACCCTTCTAAAGTAACTTCACTTTCAACTTCGGTTTTTGGATTTGTAACTTTGATTTTATGAGAAAGTTTGGGCATAGTCTCAAAGAATTTTTCAATTTCTTTAAATTGAGATGAATTCATTGAATCTAAAAATTCAGTAATTTCTTTTTTTGTTACATCGGCAGCAATCCAGACATCATCTTCAGTGTAAATTTTATCAATACAAGAAGCAATCAGGTCAAAGGATTGTTCCATTGCATTTTCATTATTGAAATCAAAATTATTTTTAATAAATTGTTCCAGAGATGGATACTTCATTTCCATCATAATTTTATCATCAACCTTAATTTTATTGGTATGTCCCTCATTCTTTTGAATGCGAATCTCATCAAGATCAATACTTACAGACACATTGGTCTCATTATCATCCGGACAAACAATATTTACATCAACCTTTTCCCCAACAGATTTACCACGAATATTTAAGAACAAATATTCAATATCAAATGTGGGTAAAGTCTCAACCTTAATATCTTTTGTATGAATACAATTCTTGATGACTGTTTTGATTGCTGTTGTAATTTGCTTTGTATCTTCACTCTCTAGTGCGATCACTAAAAGTTTTTCTTCTTTTACTAAAAATGGACGATATTTGATTGTTTGGTCTGTGGACGGCAACTCAAGTTCATAAGTTGGTGTAGAAATCTTGGGTAAAGGCATAATGTCTTATAAAAATTCAGATATGATTATTTAGATCAGAATATTTGAGATTATCTTCGTATTGATTGTTGGAATTGGGTTACTGCAATATCTGCTGCCTCAATTCTATCATTATTTCTAGATGCTAGTGCCTCTGTATACTCAATATCAAGTGCTTCTATATTGTCTAATTGTGCTCCTGTAAATGGACCATCTACTGCACCATTTGAAGATCTGGTTCTAGAATCTGATGCAGAATCAGAAGATTCAGATGATCCAACTGGGTTAATATAATATCTAACATAAGAAAAAGCAACCGAACATTTTAATAATGATGCGGTATCATATGAAACAGATATTGAATTGATTGCAATTGGAAATGCATCTACAAAAAAATATTGTAATTTTGCTGCTTTTTTTCCTTTAGAATTTCCTACAGTGCTTTTTTCAAATTTTGTTACCTCAAGTCCACTATTAGCAATATAATTCTTTGGATAGTTCATTCTATAAAAATAATTTTTTTGCTTAACATTATTATTTGCTGGGCTTAGTTGCTCTCCTGCAATATACTTTATCCAAGTTTCAAAAAATCTAATCGGAAGATAATTATCAGCATCAACATAAAAAGACAAATCAATTCTATCATCAAATTGTCTTCTATATGCATGTTTGTGAGTAGAACCGTGATAGTCTCCGGTGATGCTATGAGTTGCTAATTGAGATCCGGGAAGTATTGCTTCACAACAAAGAAGTTCTAATTTTTCATTATTACCGATAAAGTTTGGAATACCGTTAGATGCAAGATATCCATCAAATCCTCCCGGAGAACCACCACCTGGAGGTTTTGGAATAGATACAACAAAATGAGATGTTGTTGCAGGATGTAGAAGTTTACTTTTTATTTCATCTACATTTACAACTCTTGGAGATGCCATCTATAAATACTTGTACTTATATATTATGTAGTTAGGAAATGTCAAGAGACGGAAAATACCATCAGGGTAGATTTCACCCTCAAAATCCACAGAAATATAAAGGAGACGTGAATAATATTATATACAGAAGTTCTTGGGAACTGAAATTTATGCAGTGGTGTGATAGAAATGAAAATATTATGGAGTATGGTTCAGAAGAGTTTTGGATTCCTTATGTTTCTCCGGTAGATAATCGTGTTCACAGATACTTTCCGGATTTTATCATCAAAGTTAAAGAAAGTAATGAAGAGATTAAGACTTATGTGATAGAAGTGAAACCAAAGAGACAAACAGTACCACCTAAACAAAAATCAAGAGTGACTAAATCTTATCTTTATGAGGTTCAGACATACGCAGTCAATCAATCAAAATGGAATGCCGCAGATGAATGGTGTAAAGATCGTAGATTGGAGTTTAAGGTGATCACCGAAACTGAACTTGGCTTAAGGTAATGGCAGAAGGTTTCGGTCAATATGTAGGGAAGATTCCTCCCAGAATGGCAGAATTGAGAAAAAAAATCAAGGAATCTGGTAGTAGTGACCCAGAAGACCTGATGATGGTGATTATGGAAGTTCTAAAGGAAGAAGTATTATATCCGGAACCAGGAAAGTTTTATACATTTCTTTATAGACCTAAAACTCCAGAAATACAATACGACCAACATCCACTGATTGCCTGTACCTCACTGGAAAAATGGGGGTTTAGAGGAATGAACTTTCATTGGAGAAAATATAGAAATTATACTTGGGAAGAAGTTTCAGGAAAACTTCACGTCATTAAATATGATGAGTTGGATGAGATGCTCTCCATACCTTATGCAAAATTCCGTCTAAATAAGTAAAACTCTCTGTGTCTAATGGCATCAGCTACATCTCCTCAGGCAAAACCAAATGTTGGGACCACTCCCACCATAATACAATCCAAAGTTACGGAGATTGGAAAAAGCACTGATGGAAACAGGCAATTTAAAACAGAGATACAAAAAGTAGAAGGTAGTACAACAACGACTATAGGAACTATGGATGCTGCTGGAAAGGTGACTCCAGCAGCAACTGCAAATGCTGCTGAAAAAACAGCACTTGCAGATGTAAATAGTCCCTTAAGAAAAGAAGTAACAAAACAAATAACAGATTCTAAAGTAGTAAAAGACTTGGGAGTAACTACGGAGCAAGATAAAAAAGCACTGAATACCGCAACTGGATCTGGTGCCGCAAAAAATACTGCTCCTACTAATCCAGAGGATAAAAAAGATCAGACTGCTCCCACTCAGGATCAAAAAAATGCTGTGAATAAAGAGAATGCTACCTTTAGAGATGGAACAAGACTTTCATATAGTCAGGATATGAAATATCCTTTAGATTTAAAATCAGAATTACAAGATGTGATTAAGTTTTCAATTTTAGAATATTCTCCATCACTTTCAAAAGAAAATCAACAGGCTTCTCCAACTGGTCAATTTGGAAGTTCAAAGAGTAGATCGGTGCAACTTGAGGGTGGTGGAGTAAAGGGATCTAAAATAATAGGAGTAATCACTTTACCAATTCCTGCACGAATTGGTGATAGCAATACTGTTGATTGGGGAAAGGGTGAACTAAATCCCCTTGAGGAAAGTCTTGCCGGGATCGCACAAGGATTTTTTGATGGAGGAGTTGCTGGTGGTGAAAAATCTCTTGATAAGACAGGAAAGGATATTCAGGGTACAAATAAAAATGGAGATTTGTCGGCAGCAATTAAAAGCATTTTTTTAACCCAGGGGATTAATGCTTCTGCGGCAAAAAGAGCATATGGTTCTGTTATAAACAATAATGTAGAACTTCTCTTTGATGGACCAAGTTTAAGGTCCCATTCTTTCACTTTTTTGTTTTATCCAAGAGACCCAAAAGAAGCAATAATGGTAAGAAAAATCATTCGTGCATTTAAACAATCAATGTCAGTAAAACGAAGTGAGAGTTCTTTGCTTTTAAAACCACCACATACTTTTGCGATTCAATATATGACTTCAGGACAAAAGGCACACCCATACTTAACAAGATTTAAAGAATGTGCCCTAACTTCTTGTAATGTTGATTATACTCCTGACGGAACATATATGACTTATGGTGGAGATGAAAAATCAATGACTGCATATAGTATGGGATTAACATTTTCAGAACTTGAACCAATCTTTGATGATGAGTATGGTGAAGACGATGACAACGTAGGTTTCTAAAATGGCATCTTATTTCAAACAAGTTCCAGATTTTGAGTATGTAAGTCGGATTGCAGGATCCAAAAATATATCAGATTATATTGCAGTCAAAAATCTTTTTAAAAAAGGAAAAATAAGAGACGATATTTTTCAAGAACTTGCATTTTTTGAAAAATATAAAATTTCTGGTAATGATAGACCGGATAATGTTGCATTTGAAGTTTATAGAGATTCAAACTTAGATTGGGTTATTCTTTTAGCAAATAATATTATTAATGTTCAATCAGAATGGCCTCTTCTACAGGATGATTTTGATCGATATTTGGTTGAAAAATATGGTGATTATAATACTCTTTACAATGGTATTCATCATTACGAAACATCTGAAGTTAAAAACAGTCAGGGAGTTACGGTTGTTCCTTCAGGTCTTGAAGTAAGTTCTCCATATACAATAAGTTATTATGATTATCTTACAAGTTTGCAGGTAGATACAGGAAACATAGCAGTTTCGGTGACGAATTATGATTATGAAATCAAACTAGAAGATGCAAAGAGAAATATTTTTTTACTTAAAAAAGAATATCTCGGTATTATTACAAATGATATGCCCGAGATTATGGAATATAGAGAAGGTGCCACTCAGTATGTGAGCAGCACCTTAAAAAGAGGAGATAATATCAGACTTTATAGTTGATTTTATTCTGCTAATTTTTGAAAATATGAGAGGGCATCGTCTTCGTCTTCACTTGAGGAATCCAAAGAATTGAATGTTTCTTTGATTCCATTAGATTCAGAAGTATATGTTCCGCGATCATTATCCTCGTCCTCAACTTCCTCATCTATACGACGATTTGTTGGTTTCTGTCCCAATACCATTTTCAGACGTTTTTCAAGTTCTTCATAGGACTTGAATTGATCTGGTGCGGTGACTGCTGCCAGAGAATACTCTTTCTTCCAGAGTGCTTCCATCGCATCATCATCACTCAATAAAGGTTCAGATGGTCCGAACTCGGACTTATCATAATTCCAATAACCATCCTTCTT